TGCCCAGCAGTGTAATGGTCAGCATAACAGTTCCTCCGTGATTTGTCGGTAACAGTGTACCACATTTTGCGCCCGCACACAATCGGCACAGCCCGGCATAGGATGGCGCAGAGCTCTGATACAAAGGGAGGTTTGACCATGCAGCGCAAAAAAGTCCCAGCCGGGCACCACCGCTTCGGGCTGGCCCGGCTTGTTCTGGTCCTGGCACTGCTGTTTCTCGTCGTGGCGCTCACCGCCGGGCTGGCGGGCTGCCTGTTCCAGCCCGTACTGGCCGCCCGGGGCACGCTGCTGTTTCTGCCAGGGGCGTAAATTTTTTTGTGAAAATCGAATTTCCCCTCTTGACTTCAGGACAATGACGTGATAAAATCCTGCCAAACCAGTGAGAGGGCATCCTGCCTGCCCCCGAGAGCAGCCACGCCATCCGCGCCGCCATCGACGAGGCCCTCAAGTGCATGGAGACCGGCGAGGAAAAGACCATCATCTTTGGCCTGACCGGCACCGGCTACTTTGACATGGTGGCCTACGAGAAGTTCCACGATGGCCAGATGAGCGACTACATCTCCACCGATGCCGACCTGCAAAAGGGCTTTGACGGCATTCCCCGGTTCCCCGGCAACGAGATCTGAGCCGATACTATAATTACTATATAATAAAGGGGAAGCGCGCTCCCGATCCCGGGAACACGCTTCTCCTTTTCTGCGCACCATCTCCTGCAAACAGAAAACCGCCAGCGTATCTCTACGCTAGCGGTCTTTTTATGGGCGCGGGTGGATTACGCAAGCCGCGCATCTAAAAAAGCCCCGCAGGGGCTTTTTTCCCCGCCGGACTGTTCGGCGGGTCGATGCTGTTCGAATCCACCCGCCTAGCCTCCGGGAAGGTTATTACAAAACAGAAACTCCAGTACCCGGTTCGGATACTGGAGTTCTTGGTGGGCGCGGGTGGATTCGAACCACCGAAGCTGAAAAGCAGCAGATTTACAGTCTGTCCCCATTGGCCACTCGGGAACACGCCCATATCCTATTTACAGTCATCGCTGACTGCCTGTATATTTTATCATCTGAAGTGGCATTTGTCAACTACTTTTTCCACGGATTTTCTCTTTTTCTGTCGTTCTCTATTTTCCTGCGTTTTACCGCAATAAAAGCACTTTCTATAACAGCAAAAGACCCCAAAACGTTTTCCGTTTTGAGGTCTTTTTGGAGCTAGTGACAGGAGTTGAACCTGCAACCCACTGATTACAAATCAATAATATTTTTCGTATTTATGCTATTTTTTCAGAAAATGTTAGTTTGTTGTTTGCTTATGGCGTATTATAAAAGCGATAAATCGTCCGCCTTATCTTACAACAAATGTTGCAAAAATTCAACGCATATATGCGGAGCGTTCTTTTGTAACGGCTTCGCACAGGCCAGAAACAAGGTCTTCCGCCATACTCCACATGTGATGCAGCTCTACGCCAGCCGCAGAATCCTCGCTGTCAACGCCGGTAAGGATTTTCTGTGCAATGCGGCGGTTTGCGTCAGCGTGCTCCATTTCTTCCCCAGAGAGCTTATACCACTCAGAAGAAGCGTAGGGGCAGACAGTTTTATAGTCCATTGCCATGCTTGCGTAGCTCATCGCATCGCTGTATTCTTCGGCCATTTGCTTTGCAGCATGAACAAGTGTGTCCTTATATCCTGCAAACTTTGCTTCGTCCATCATAGCTAGATCCTCCCCCTTACAGTTTTTCCACGGCCACAGCCATATTGTTCACCACTGCAGCAGTACCGGTCAGCAGGAAGCTCAGGATAGAGCTTTCGCAGCCGCACGCATTGCGCACCAGGAAAGTCAGTGCCAGATTGGTCGGTGCAGCCGCAGTGGCCACAGCCTGAGAAGCGGTAGCGCCGATGACAGCCACGCCGTCCTTCTGGCCGGTCAGGGTCACAGTGCCCGCAGCCGTGGGAGCCAGTGTAGCGGACACGGTCACATGGTAGTAGCCCTGACCCAACAGGGTGATGGTGTTGCCGTCCTGCCGAATGTTGCAGCCAAACCGCCGGGAAGTGGTGCCGACAGGAATAATATCGTTTACCGCCACGGTCTGAGCCGAGGTGTTGGCGGTATAAATAGCAGATTTAGACATAAAAATCTCCTTCCTTATATAAAAGGCGGAGCAGCCTTTGCCGCCCCGCCGAACCTCGCCAAAAGGGCGTATGTGTTAGATGTTGCCGCAGCCGTTATTGCAGCCGCAGAAGGGGCTCGGGCCCGCATTGTAGGAGTAGCCGTTGGGGTACTTCACAACGCCGTACATCTGGGAGGCCAGCTCCAGCTGACTGATCCGCTGGGCCTGTGCCGCGATGGTCTGCTCAAGCTGGTTCTTCTGCAGCTCGGCAAACTTTGCGTCAATGTTGGAGTTGATCGCGCAGGTCTGCTTGTCCATCTGGGCTGCCAGGTTGGCAGTCGCCAGCCGGTTGTCGCAGCAGCACTGAGCAAGCTGTGCCTGGATGCCGTTGCCGGTCTGCAGGATGGTGGTGTTGGTGCCTGCCTGAGCCAGAGCAACCTCTTTGCCCAGCTGACCGATATTGCCCTGCATCTCATAACCGAGATTACAGATACCGTTGCCGATGTTGGTCAGGCGGTCGTTCAGCTGGCCAAACTGCTGGCCATAGAGGATTTCCTGCTGGCTTGCCGCGGTGGCATACTGGCCGTACTCGCCGGTGCGGTTGCCCCAGAGACCATTGCCGCCCATAAAGACGAACAAAAAGAGGATGATGATCCACCACGCGCCGCCCTGGCCCTAGCCGTCGTTATCGTTGCCACGGGTCACGGCAGCGATATCGCTCAAAGACATGTTATCCATAGTTGATTTCCTTTCTTGCGAATAGTGAAATTATTTCAAATCGTGGCCACGATTTTTCGATTACTTGATGAAAGGTATGATCTGCTTTGCCATCGCTTCCAGCTGGTGGTACTGCTCATCTGACATCTTACCGGACTTGCGCAGCTCTTCCACCTGCTTTTGGGGATCTCCCTGGAAAGCGGAGCGGAACTGCTGAAACTGCCGGAGAAGCTGCATCACATTGCCCATCGGGCTGGGCATGGATGGGCCGGAGGTGCCGCCCAGAAACTGCATCAAGGGATTTGCCATACCTTAACCCTCCTTTGCCCGTGCGGTCCTTGCAGGAGCCGCCGGGGCCGTCTGATACTGCGCCATCACGCGCTCCACCTCGGCCTTTACGGCAGCCTGTATCTTCTGATCTGCCTGTGCAGAGGTCAGATACTGCGCCTCTGCCGGGGTCTGCATCGCCGCCGGGTCGATCTTTGTCAGGCGGTAGTACTCGCCGGAGGCATAGCCCATCGTGTCTGCTTTTTTGACAGCCATAACAGGCTCGTTTTGCACCATGATCCAGCGCGTTTCGCCGGGCTGCACCATAACCTTGTCCACGTCTGCGATGGTTGGCACCATCGTGAAGGGGCTTTGTCCCCCGCTCTGTGGAGCGGCCTGCTGGGCCATTTGCTGCTGATACTGGCCTTGCCCAAAGCCAATCGGTGGCATCCCACTGTAAGGGTTCGATTGCCAGCCGCCAAAAGGATACGCCATAAAGCTTCCCCGTCCTTTCTTGATCTTGTAGCACCAGTTTACCTTTTTAAACCGCCGAGAGAGTCAACGAACGCACAACGAAGGACAAAAAGAAAAAGCGCCCACACGACATTACACCGCATGAGCGCTTAATTTTCAGCTATTCTATTTTACAGATTCTTGATTTGTTCCAGCAGTGCAGCCCGCCGGGTTTCCGTCTCTGCATCTCCCGGTGGCGCTTTTGGCTCTTCCGGCACGGGATGAGCATTGATATAGTCCCGCACTGCCTGCTGTAAAACGGCGTTCGAGGTCGTATTTTCTGCCGCACAAGCTGCTTTAAACTTGTCAGCAACTTCCTTCCTCACCTTGCAGGCCAGCACCGTCATGTTCTCCTTGTCCCATTTGGCATTTGCTCTTTTTTGAGATTCCGAAGTCATGCTTTTCCCTCCTTTCAACTTTCAGAAAAGCTTCCCGATGCTATTATAGCACATTTGCAACACTGTTTACACTATAAAATTAAACAAAATTATGCGGTAAACATTATACAATGTGACAATTTACATATGCTGTAAACCGTATTATAATAGACGTATGGTCAAGAGGGGCGGAAAGGAGGACGCCCATGAAGTTCAAAGAGTTTCAACGGCTGAACCGTGAACAGCAGCGCAAATTGTTTGAGCAATATAAAAAAGAGTGGTTAGCCGCTCGTAACAGCTAATCACTCCAAGCACAAGAAGCAACCATAGCAAAAGCCCCTCTTGTACCTTTATTTTATATTATTTCACGGAGAAAGTAAAGGTATTTTACAATGAACTATCCTTTTACGCGCGATTTTCTCCTGAAGCTGTCTGGCTTGACCGATGCCGACCTTGATGAAACGCTGAGAGACTGCGCCGATGATGTCTGCAAACTTATGAACTTCGCTTATGCAGAGGGTGTAAAGGCCGGTAAAAAGGCGGTGGGCGCATGAGTGATATTGTTCTTTCCACCCAGAACGGACAGGCCGTGGTATCCAGCCGGGAAGTGGCGGAGCGTTTTGGCAAGAACCACAAAGATGTTCTCCGCGCTATTGAGAATCTGGCGGCGTAAAATTGCGCCACCAAATCATTTTTTTACGAAACCACGTTTGAAAACCGAGGAAAGCTGTACCCCATGTACTTGATGAACCGCGACGGGTTCTCCTTGCTCACCTTTGGTTTTACTGGTGATGAAGCGCTTGACTGGAAATTGAAGTACATCCAAGCCTTTAACGAGATGGAGAAGAAGCTGACCACGCCCGAACCTGAACCGCCGGAGCTGGCACTATCCAAAGCGCTGGTGATGGCGCAGGGCATCATTGCCCGGGAACAGGAACGCTCCAAACAGCTCGAAAAGGAAAACGCCAAGCTCAAGCCCGCCGCCAAGTACGCCCACAATATGCTTTTGAGTGACGAAACGCTCACCATGACGCAAATTGCGCTCAATTTTGGTATGACGGCCAACAAGCTCAATAAGCTGCTGGAAGAATGGGGCATCCAGCGCAAAGTGAATGGGCAGTGGATCCCGAAGCGGAAGTATATCGATAAAGGTTATACTGTAAGTATTCCGGTTGAAATTGGCAACGGTGAGACCAAAGAGAACACCCGCTGGAACCGCACCGGGCAGGCTTTTATCTACAAGCAGATGTACGACCACGGCTATTTGACCGTGAAGGAACAGGCCGAGCAGAAAGCGAAGGAACGCAAGGTACTCCCCGCCCCTGCTGAACAGCTCGCATAAATAAAAAGGCCCCCGATGCTCCAAACGGAACACCGGGGGTTTACTTTACTCAAAAACTTTTGCAATGCTTTTCAGCCGGTAGCCTACCGCCGTCCGGCTGTAATGCGTCTGCGCTGCGATGTCCGGCAGCGGGAGCCGCTCAACGTACCGCAAAAGAGCTATCTTTCGGTCTACCCTCCCAAGCGGTGCGCTTTTAATGGCGGCGGTCATCTGCTGTCGGTCAAGGCCTTGCAACGCAGCGGGCAGCACTACACGAGCCTCCGCCACAGGCAGCACCGAGCCAGAAAGGCTGCGGCAACTCTCCGGCGTTGCGCACCATATTGCCAAGCACGGCAAAATGGTGACGTTTTGTCACCGTTTCGCCGTCAAAGCGGGCTTCATTCACGAAAACCACCCATTTTAACGCATGTTGCAGATATGTAGTGCTTGCCATGATATCCTCCTTACTGCTTTTCCAGCGCCGCTTTCATGCGTTCAAAGAAAAACTGGATCACGGTGCCGATGGTTTCATCGGTGATGGCCCAGCTGATGAGCCTGCCGTATTTGCTGGTGCTGAGAGCCGTGCGAAGCATCTGCGCCACCCACGCCTTACGCTCTGCGCCTCTCTTGGTTCCCTGAATCTCGTGCTCTGCCTGCTCGATCAGGTCAAGCACAGTGCCCTTGACAACGGCACCATAGCCCAGCCGAATGCAGCCCAGGGCGTAGAACGCAAAGCCGCCCAGCATGAGCACGAGGGCCACAGGGGCGGGAAGTGCGGTCAAAAGGTTACGAATCGCTTCCATGATTGGTAACTCCTTTCAAAAGATAGTTGTCGATGTCGGTGCGGCTCTTCTGCATCCCCTCGCGATTGTTGCCGGACAGCTGCGCATCCAGAAGGTTGCGCACCCCGTCGAGGGTCAGACGGCTCACCTCGTCAATTTCTTCAAAGCGGCGCAGATCTCGGGCAAGGGCCTGCGTGTGTTGGAGCTGGCCCTGCTCTAAGGTGCCGATGCGCTTGTCCATCTCATCCAGCCGCTTGTTCTGCACGTTGTCCGGTTCCTGCGCCTTTTTGATGTACTTGTGAATGATTTCCAGCACCTTGTCAATGGTGATGGCTGCAGCACACAGGCTACCCAGGATGCCAAGCACCCACAGCAAAGCTTCTTTTTCGGTCATTTGTCCTCCCGAAGACGGGTCAGACCCTTCTTGCGGATGATACGGGGGTAGTTGAGCTCGGTCACGTTGAGGTCAACATTGCCGGAGATGCCCGGCACGCTGCCCTTGCTGGTGTGCTGGTGAGCGGTGTACTTAAAACTAACTTTCGGGGTCTTGCCGGTGTAGTCCGCCAGCCATACATCCCACCGCCCGGCAAGCCTTGCCATGTCCAGATGGACGGTGGCGTAGCTCGTGTAGGTGTAGAGCTGGGCGTAGAACCCCATCTTCTCAATCTGTTCCAGATGATAGGCCGCCAGATTTGACAGGTCTCCATAGGGCATCCCGGCAAGACTCGGCGATTCCAGATCCAACGCCACCGGAAGGGTAAGTTCCTTGCACCGAAGCGCCTGCCGCAGTACAGCCAGCTCTTTGTCAGCCAGTTTCTCGCAGGAGGCGTTGGTGTAGTAGTACACGCCCACGTCCAGCCCTGCCGCTTTTGCGTTGGCATAGTTGTCCTCGAAGGTGGGGTCGATGTAGGGCACACCGTTGCGGTTCCCTACGGCCCGCAGCATCACGCCTTTGTAGCCTGCCGCTTTTACCTGCGCCCAGCCCTCCATTTTGATTTTTCCCTGCCACCGGCTCACGTCAATGTACCGGTAGGGCGGCTCACCTGCCCACCCGGTCACGGTGTCCACTGTGGACACGCCGGGTGCGGGAGCAGGCTCTTCCTTGTCGGCGCTGTCACCGGCAGCGTGGGAGAGCGCAGAGAAGATATCCCGCAGGAAGTCAAGCATTACTTTCCGCCTCATAAAATCCCTCCTCCGTCAGCTTTGCCAGGACGGCATCCTTGTACCGGTCAGGAACGTTGTCGATGGTAAAAGCGCCGTCAAAGCGGTGCAGTTTGACTTGGGTCACATAGAACAAAATCATAACATCCTCCTTATTGTGCGGCCAGCAGGTCGAGCATAGCCGCTTCCAGAGCGGCAAGGCGCTCTTCTGCGGTGGGCAGCTGTGCCTTTTCCTCTGCTTCCTTGCGGGCCTTTTCCTGTGCGGCCAGCTCTTCTGCGGTGTACAGCACATACCGCTGCACTTCCACCTCTTCGTCGTAGGCATCCTGTGCGGCCACGCCGGGCACGTCAACCACCTTGCGGACATCACGACCTTTTTCACGACCATCTGCGTCATAGTAGATTGCAGGGGTTCCGTCCGGCAAGGTTTCGGTCTCGTAGTGGCTGACCTCTTCCACGCCCGCCACAGCATCGTGGTGGACAGTCTGGGTCTCCTGCTTGAGGTAGCCTTTCGTCAGGTCGGGGGCTTCGATGGGGTTGCCGTTGCTGTCAATAATTTTCATGTGTGCTCCTTTCGGTTATGCCACTCTGCGCCAGATGTACATGGAGTAGTAGGGGTTAAGGATATCAACGGGGGAGTTTCCATTATTCGTACTGCTATAAAGACCGGTGTGAAATCTTCCGCCATCAGTAGTTTCCTGAGAAACAGATGCCATAAAATCCCATTTGCCAACATGTATATCATTTTTTTGTGTATCATTTGTTGGGATTGCAAAACCAACAGCCGGAATATTCTCCGGAGAGAGAATCATTTGCAAGTTACCACCCGTACTCCCTGCCGGGTAGGTATCGCTTGCGCCCATGATAAATTTGCCCTCAATCCGTTCCCATGTGCCGCCGATAAAGCTTGCCGGGGATGTGGGGCCGTCGCTGACCCAGAATTTGATTCTGGCGAGGTCTTCTTCTCGCTGGGCGGCGAGAGCTTTCAATGCCCTCTGTGCGTTGTTGACCTGCCTCATCAGGTAGTTGTACCCGTGCTGGTCGTCCAGGCCAGCTTCTGCGCCGGTCGGGGCGATGATCTGGCCGGATGTCCAATTTTCCGGGAGATCAGCGGGAAGAGGAATGTTTTTCAGGATATCATCCGCCATAAAGCAATGTTCCCTCCTTGAAGATAATGGTGTGTTTTAACTTTGTTCTGGACGTGGTTTCGATGCTAACATCGTCCTGTGTGAGGGCGGCTCCGAACGCATCTTGCGCGGAGATGGCAGAGACTTTTGTGATCTTTTCCGATGGCAGGAGCTCATACTGCAGCGTGACTGCCGCACCGGAAAGGCTCTTTGCGAGGTTCGGAACGGTATAGTCGCCGTTCAGCTGCACCATGTTGATGTGATCCGCCAGGTACGAGGCAAGGCTTGCCAGGAACAGCGGGGTCACAGATGCAGAAGTGGGCGCGGCGGCTGTCACCGGGACAAAATAATTTTGTCCCGGTGACGCAAAGGCATCCTTGCCCAAAAGCCAGCTGCCCAGAAGATAGTGATACCGGCTTCCGTTTGCCAGCACGGTGTCCGCGCCCTCCAGAATAGAGAGATTCACGTCCACGTCCGTTTTTTCGGTAATGCCGAAATAGCAATCCGATGCGTACAGCGTTTCTCCCGCATCGTTCAGAAGCTCATAGTGGTTGACGGCCGAATTACCTGCCTCCGGCTCGATGGATGCTTCCAGCTTCAGATTCTCGCCTGAGATCATCAGCATTTCAGAACCCACCTGCAGTGTCGCAGATGCTATGACGCTTTTCAGCGGTTTCACGGTCGCTGTGCGGTTGAGCCGTGCCGTCGTGGCAAGCTCTGCCGCCTTGTGGGCCACGTCCAAAAGAAGCGTCCGCGTCAGTGTCGGCGATGCAGCAGCCTTTGCGGTCGTCCATCCTCCGAGTTCGGCAAACGGCTTTTTCCCAAGGGCCCAGCCGCCCAGGCGATACTGATAATCGTATTTCTGCACATCGACCTGCTCTGTGATCAGGATCCCGGTCTTGAGGTACGGCATACTGATAAAGACAATGTGAGCGGGTTTGATCTGGTTGATCAGGTGCGTCACCTCGTCGTAGTACGACTGGCTCTTTGCACTCGTCGCAAGCCTCAGCTCGTAGAGCTGGTATGTGATGGAGCACGTCCATTCACCCGCGCCAATTAGTTCATCCAGCTTCTGATACAGAAACCCCAGTGTGTAGGGCGGGCGGGTCGCAATGCGGGTCATTACACGCTGCCTGCGGAACGCCAGAGATTCCTTTTCCGGGACAGCCACGATGTGAAACACTTTTTCCCACTGTGCAACGGAATCCTCGTCCATGGTCTGGAAAAAGAAGTTGCTTTGAACCCCTTCCACGGAACCGGCCAGCAGGTCAAATTCAGCTTTTTCAGCAGTGCAGATCTGCTGATAGTCCTGCACTTCCCGGTAGATGGGTGGCAGCAGCGGCAGCAGGTCGTGCGAGAGATCAAGCTTCATGCAGCGTCACCGTCCCAACCACAGGGACCTGCTGCCGTTCGCCGGTCTCTGTCAGAATCAAATCGTCCGCTGCTCCGTTCAGCTGGACGTTTGTCACGTTTACCACGCCCTCTGCCGTGATGATGGCCGCAGACACGCGGGCCGTGTAGACGTTGGCGCTGTATTCAATGCTGGTTTTGCTGATATTGGTCGCCCAGCTTTTCCGTACATTGAGCAGATATGCCTCCAACGCCTCCCGTACCGCGGTGCGAACTGTATCCAGCGAGTAGCTGGGCAGGAGCGTCACCGATGCGGTGACCGAAACTTCCAGCTTCTCCGGGGCCGTGATCGTTGCCTTTGCACCGATGGGCGCAAGACCAAGTCCCTGCCCGGAGTTCGGCACCGGGTCGATGGCGTTCTGAATGGTCTGCACAAGGTCGGTGGATGCAGGCAGCCAGTCCGCACGCAGAACGGAGCAGAGCACCGTGCCGCCGCCTCTCCATGTCGGGTATACCTGCACAGCGCCCACGCCGTCCAGCTTCTCGATTTCCTCCTTGTACTGCGCCACATTGCCGCCAAAGGAGCGGCTGTTCATCGCCGCCTCCATGCGGGCGCGGAATTCGTCGTCTGTTTCGGTCTCGTCTCCGGGTGTCAGGATATCCGAGATCCGGGCAGAAGTCAGGCCCTGAATGGTGTCGATGGGGAGGATAGGGCCGGTGTAGTCGTTGCCGATCGTGCCGGGCGTTTCGGCCAAAAGGCGGTAGGTGTGCCCGGAACCCAGAGCGGACAGCGCAATAAAATTGATGCTGTCCGCGCCGTTGATGGTAGAGAACCGGCTGCCAAGCGGGATATCAATATTGAACTCGCCTTTTCGCACCGCCGCCGTGGCCTGCTTGCGGGTAACGCTGGCGATGGGGGCCAGCAAATCCAGCGCTCTGCCAGTGGCTGTCTGAAAAAACGCCTGCCGCTGCACCATGTTCAGGGAAAGAAAGAACCCCTCAAAGACATAGGCGGCGGGAGAAAGAGCTGTTGGGATGGGGCTTGTGTCCCGCTTGTCGTAGTCGTCCGGGATCTGAGACAGCATATAGTCAAGAATGGCCCGGTACTGTGCGGTAGAAAAATCGATCATGCTGCGGTGTTCACCTCCGTGCTTGCCTGCATTTCGCCGTAGATCGTGGAGACAGTAAAGGATGCTGTCAGGGCCTGTCCCTGCACCGTGTAAGAGAAGTCCTTCACGCCGGTCACCCGGTCGTCCACGGTCAGGGCCTCTTCCAGACGGCGCTGCAGTTCGGCAGCCACATAGCCCGGGGCTTGACCCAGCAGCCCCTCCCACTCCATGCCGCTGTAAGGGCGGAAGATCTGCCAGCGATAACGTTCCACGTTCAGAATGATGGTCACGGCCTGTTTTACGGCCTCGTCCCCATCGCATTCCCCAACGATGCGGCCAGATGTCTGGTCAATGAACCAGGTTCTGGACGGCTGAGAAACGTACTCCACGCCGCCGGAAAGGTTGATGGACGCGCCTGTGGGAAGCGTAGCCATTACGATTCACCTCCGTATACTCGGGAAAGCACAATGAACTTTTGGCCGCTCTGAACACGGAGGAGCAGCACTTTGTCCCCGGCTTTCAGGGCCGGGTTCAGGATGATGTACTTTTTGTCCTTGCTCAAAGGCAGCGCAGCGCCGTTTTCCCAGCCCACAAAGTTTTCTGCCTGCACTTTTGCATCAAATCCATCCGGCAGGGCCGACCACTCCGTGAAGTAGGGCGGAGCCGTGAACGCGTCCTCGCTGGGGCCGGACGGTGTTGCGTGCTTGTGCTGCAGGATCTTGATCTCGTGCCTGTGGCGCAGGATGGGGATCTTCTTTTCAATGACAGGCTCTGCCAGATAGAGCACAGCCTGCTTCAGCGGGGCCATTGCTTCACTGATCTGGATCTCCAATTCATCATCGTCCGGCGGGGCCTTTGTCACTGTTCCGATCTGCAGGTCTGTGGGCTGCCCGGCATCGTTGGTCTGCCGGTTGATCTCCTGCAATACTCCCAGTAAATCCACGCTTCTCCCTCCTTACAGTGCTTTTGCTTCCAGTTCCATGGTGTGCTCGTCATTTTTGAAGGTGTGCTCCACCTTTTCCAGCATGACATACTGTTTGAACGGTTCGCCGTCCAGATCGGACAGGTTCACCAGGATCAGCGCCCCGGCCCGCAGGCCCGGCACGCCCAGAGAAGAGAACTTGAGCTGCTGCAATACTCGGTTGTAATACTCCAGGCTCACTTTCGCCTGTTCCTTTACCTGAGCGTCGTTGGCGGCCTCGTCCACGGTCTGATACAGCTGCAAAAGGCCCCACTTCCCGATGTGTTCCGAATCCTTCATCACGAAAACATCCGCCTTTCCCGTCTCCTGATTGGGCCGGGCCAGCTTGATGCTGTTGTAGGTCTGGGTGTCGATGGAGGAATCGAAGGTGTAATTCGTCATCAGGCTGTAATCACCGATGACGATATCTGTTTTCAGGTCGTTGGCCTCTTTGAGGGCCAGTCCGTCACCGGAATCGTAAAACACATAGACCTTGCCGGTGTTGAGCAGGGTCTTTTGCACCGCAGTGTTGATGATGTCGATGCAGCTTTTGTCCTGCATGATAAGGGAGGGCAGCTTGTAGCCGGTGTCAGCCAGTTCCCCCACGTCCAGCTCAAAGTCCTCTGCGATCTGCCGGATAATATCCCCGGCACTTTGGCCATAGAACGAATAGCTGGCATTGGCCTTGAGATACCGGATGCGGTCATAGCAGACCACGTCCACCGGCCCCCAGCGGTCAAAGCCCCGGGTAAACACCCAACCGTAAAACTGAAGCTGACCGTCCACGGAAAAGCGGATCACGTCTCCCTCTTCCAGCTTGGATTCCGGGGTGCGAAGATAGGTAAAGGTCAGTTTGCCCGGCTGACCGGTGCGCTGGGTAGACCAGACCACCTGCGTGGTGCTGTTGGTCAGATTCAGGGTGTTTCCGGTGGCTTTCTGAGCGGCCAAAAGCTCATAGGTCATCCTTCCACCTCCTGCAGGCTGGTCTCCGGCATCCAACCCAGCACAGTGCCGCCGGTGTCTGCCACGCAGACGGGGCAGGGCCGGGCGCGGTCGATGATGCGCCGCACCACAACGATCTGGCCATGGATGCTGGTCAGAACTTCCTCCCCGCTGCCGGTGCCATAGACTTTCCCGGTGGCTTTCCGTCTGGCCCCCACAACGAGCTTGTCTGCGGGGATGCTTCTGGTTGGGGTCAGGGAGAGCTTTACAGAGCCCGCCGCATCTGCCGCAGCGTTTACCGCTGTGACTGCCGAAACAGCCCGTGCGGCCACGCTGGCCACTTCAGAGACGATGCTGGCCGGGGAAAAGGTTCCGGTCTGGCCAGCGCCCTGCACAACAGCCCTCTGTGGGGAGTAATCCTTGTACTCGGTCAGGCTCAGGTCAAAATAGAAATCTCCTGTCTCCGCGCCGCGCTCCTCTGCCTTGAAGCTGGTAACGAGGCACCGAAAGCCCAGGCTCGGCCCCAGGAACGGGACACCGTTCTCATAGAACCGGACGGGCGTGTAGACGATGGGGGATTTTTTCTTCATAGCGGCGGTGAAGAACGCCATGTACACCGCCGGGGGCAGATGAATGCCGGTCTGGCCCGGCAGCCGCCGACCGGGCAGCAGGCCCGAAATGGACACCGTGCGCAGGTTCGGCGTGCGGGGCTGCATGATAGGGCCAAGGCCCAGCACGTTATAGGTTCCGTTGTCGGCAGAAAGAGTCTCTGGCAGCTTTTCCGGGTTGATGGGCAGAGCAATCACCGTTGCGCCGCTGGAAAAATAAAGTTTGTACAGGGACATCTCTTTCTCCTTACTGCACGGTGACGGTGCTGCCTGCGTTCATCAGATCCACCAGAACGTCCCGCAGGGTGTCTGCCAGATTTTGGGCATCCTTTTCGGTGTTGCCGGTGTTCTGGCCCTGCACGGTGATCATGGGGGTCTGGCTCGTCAGGTTGACGTTGTTGACGTACTTTCGCTCTGCCACATCCACCAGCATCTTGATCTGCTCATCGGACAGGTCAACGGTTTTTGCGATCTTGCCGGTATTCTTGTCGATGTTGCCCAGCAACTCATTGGCGCTTGTAGCTTGCGGAATTTCCAAATTTCCCGTTCCTGTGCTTCCAAACATGCTGGAAGCACCCAGATTTGATCCCCACTTATATCCGCTTGCATAAGCGGAATCGAGGTCTTTTGCTGTCCACGGTTTGACGACTTCCTTATAGTCGTTCGTCCAAACTTCCCACTTGCGGGCGTTTTGAAACTGTGAAATTGTGTTATCCGCACGGGTCACCCAATCAACATCAACGCCCGGCAGAAGGTTCACCACGCCTTGTGCGGCCTGAAGAATTCCCTTCAATGCGTTCATCACATTGATACACAGGTCATAGAACGCAATCTTAATCGTTGCAATCGGGTTGTTGAACACATTCGCCAAAAAGTTCGCGACTGCCGCAAATGCATTTTGCATTGGGAGCAGAACGGAGTTAAAAATAAACGCTCCAGCTTCTGCCAAGGAACCGGCGACTATTCCCGCCGCTGCCCTTGCGCTTCCAGCATATCGAACGAATGCGCTTGCAAGGCCCAAAATAACAGGAGCAAGAAGTGCAGCAATTCCAAGCGGAACCGCAAATGCGGCAAGTGTTGCTATTTTACTTGCATTTGCCGCAATTGTAACAACGCCAAGTGCCGCTGCAAAAGCCAGCGCCGCCGGGGCGATGCTCTCCATGTTATTGGCCACCCAGTTAATAGCCGTCAGCAGCGGGTCAAGCGCCCGGACGGCGGTATTGCTTGCCACCGTCCAGACCTGCGCCCAGGTCATGGGGGTCTTTTCAAACTCCGCGTTCGTGTCCTTGGCCGCCGCAAACAGCGCGTTTTTCACAATGTCGACAGTGATCTGTCCCTGAGAGCCCATCTCGCGCAGCTCACCCACGCTGACTTTCATATAGTCTGCAATGGACTTTGCAATGGCAGGAGCCTGCTCCATTACGCTGTTCAGCTCATCGCCGCGCAGCACGCCAGATGCAAGGCCCTGTTCCAGCTGGAGGATCGCGGCCTGCGCAGACGAACCGGACGCGCCGGAAAGGGCCAGCTGCTTGTTCAGCTGCTCTGCGAACTGCACGATCTCTTTAGAACTGTTGAACGCATCCCCGGCCATCGTGCCCAGCTGGGAGACCAGCCCCATCGTGTCGGTGAAGCTGCCCCGGGAGCGCTGGGCGGACTGGTAGATCATCGTTTCCAGCTCCTGCGTGGTCTGCAGACCGTCGTTCATTCGATCGAGCCGGGCACGCATGGAGACCAGACTGTCAGACAGGTCAACGGCCTTTTTCAGGCCCTGAATGCTGATATAGGACGCGGCCAGCCGGAGAACCGAAGATGTCAGGGAGTTGGTGACGCTTTGCGCCATATTTTCCTGCTCCTGCAGCCGCTTTGTAGCTGCTGCCGCCTCATCTTTGGCCGATGCCGCCACACTGGCAGCGTTTTCAGTTGCTTTCATGGATTGGGTCAGGGTCTGCTGCTGCGTTTCCAGCCCTCGGATGGTTGCACCCAATTTCTCGGTCTGGGCATCCAGCTTTTTGAACGCTTCTGTGTTCTGCTGCCCAGCGGCTACCATTTCTTCCTGCTGTGCCACATACGATTCAAACTTTGCATTCGCAGAGATCAGCTGCCGAGAAACGCTGTTTAGAACAGACTGATAGTTCCGGGCTGCGGTCTGTGCCGCTGTGGTAGAGCTTGACGCTCTCTGTGCGGCCTGAATGTATGCGCCAAAGGAAGAGGAAAACTGATCCTGAAGGACAAGCGTTTCCTGAATTTTAGCCATTTCGTCCCGCCTCCTTCATTCGCTGGGTCTCCTCTCTGCGCTTTTCCATGGAGCGCAAAGCAAAAGCCCTCACCAGCGCCTTTTCACGCACCGGCAGGGCATCGTACTTGCCCGGGGGCCAGTTGAGATTGACGAAGCAATAGTATGCGATGAGCACGTCAATATCCCATCTGTCCCCGGAGATCAGTTTTTTGCCTCTTCGTCCAGGCTCTTGTCAAAGCCGGAGAGCTTACTCACGGCATCGATCAGGCGGCCAAACTCACCGGCCAGAAGCATCTTGCCGGGAACCTGAACCGGGTCTTTGGTGCCGTATTTCTCACACAGCTCCGCGCTGCGGAAATCAGGGAAAACAGTAGCTTCCACGATGGTGCGGGCACTCAGCTCGTTGGCATCAATGGATTCATGCAACTGGCCGTTCACAATTTTCATCCGGGTGGATACCCTGATGATGGCAGCGTTCTCCTCCTGGGTCAGGGAGCGGATCTTAAAGGGGACAGGTTTGCCATCCTCGCCCAGAAAGCGCTTGGAGATGATGACTTCCTTTTCCTCGGTGGTGACGGTGGGGTTCAGAAATGCAGAAAGTGCGCTCATAAAAAATACCTCCTAAAATCAGTTGCTGCCCAGATTGGCAGGGTCTTTGAATGCTTCCAGACGCTTGACGCTTGTATAGCTGAAATTGAAATCGTAGTTCAGCATGGCTTCCTCGTCGTCCAGAATAGACAGCGGGATATCGCCGGTCAGTACGCAGCCATAGTAGCCCATTACCTGCGCGCCCACGCTGGACGTGGGGTCCTGGTTGGTGATGGTGATGTCAAACATGTCCTGCACGCCGTTTTCGATATAGTTCAGCACCATATCGGTAAACAGGTTGGAGCCGTTGGAGCCGAAATAGACGTTTCCGGTGCCGGTCTGAGTGACACCGTTTGCCTTTTTCTGCACCTTGCGGGTGCCGATGGTCTTCATGTCCGAAGTCTGGATGCCCGCGATGGTCTTGATGTTCCGCATACCTGCGGCTTCCAGAATGCGGCCGTTCCGGGTGATGGTGATCTTGCCCTCCGCACCGTTCAGGGTGTCCTGAGCCATTAAATAACTCATCTTTGTTCCTCCTTACGCCACATCCAGAGTGATATAGATCTTGTTGGTGCTGCCCACGGCCTCGATTGCCAGAGTGATGAGCACGGCATCCTTTGCCTCGCCCGCTTCCACAATGACATCGGTCTCGCCGTCAAAGTTCTGGATGCCGCCGGATGCCTGGATCTGATCCAGATATTTGACGATGGCGCTCTTGTACTGGCGGCGGCCGTCCTCGGTGTTGTCCACAATGCCCACATAGCTCTGGGCGAACTGCTTATACAGATCGTTGGCAATGGTGTTGCACAGCCGCATGGTGCGGTTGTAGCGGTACACCTCGCCGATCTCGCTGGTATAGGTGACCAGAGAGTTGATGTCATACTCCACCCGGACGGTGCCGTCATCGGCGTTGAAAACAAACTTTCCCGCATTGATGGCATCCACATACTGGCTGTGGGTCATCTTGGGAGAGATGTCCACCGCATTGGGAACGGCGGCATTCGTCAGGTCGTTGGCGTAGGTCGCGCCGGAAAGCGCACCGCCGACCCACCAGACGGCCTCCTTCGGGGTCAGGGTGGTGCCATCGTTCATCACCAGACCGCTGCACACGTTGACGATAAAGCGGGTGTCAGGGTTGGTGGCATTTGCTTCCACCAGCTGAGAGAAGCGGCCCACTTCGGTGTTCACGCGCTTGATAAAGGTCTCCATCGCGGTCTTTACGGTGGCATCCTCGCCGTCGTACAGCATGGAATCGAAGTTGTAGGGCTCAATGTTCGTCAGGTAGGTGCTGTATGCGGCAGAGTTCACCTCGCCGTCCTTGCCGCCGGAAAGCTGGGTGCCGACATTTGCAGCCAGAGTGCCCGTGCCGCTGAAATCCACCCAGGCATTGCCGGTCAGGTCTGCAACGGTCTTGCCAGTCTGCTGATCCTTCACCACACCGTCAACGACCGTGGAGACCTGGAAACTGCCCGCAGGTTCCGTCAGTGCAGTGACAATCACCACAATGTCATTGCCCCGGGAGCCGGGATATTTTGCGGTAGCCGTCAGCGGGGCGATAGCGCCGGTGGCCTTTGCGCTGTCCGCAGCGGCCGGGCGGTAAAGCAGCAGCTTGGTGGGTGCTGCGGTGCGGTTGGAGCCGCTGAAGATCATGGATGCAAAGCGATTGTGCGCGTCTGTGATGTCGTAGCCGGTATAGGGGGTCAGGTCATCTCCGGCGGCGATCTCCATCACCTTGCCAACGGGACCCCAGCTCATGGGTTCGCAGATCGTGACCTTGCCGCGGTCGCCAACGGTCAGATTCTGCTGGTTCTTGGATCGGAATTTGAAGTAAATGCCGGGCCGCACTTTGTTCTGTACAGTCCAGGTTCCGCCTGCTGCCATAGGGTGTCACTCCTTCCAAAATTCTTTCACAGCGGCCTCAGCCTCTGCGAGGGTGTAAAACGGTTTGTGTAAAACAACAGCCAGAAAATCCGGCTGATACCCCGCAAAACGCGGGTCTTTCAGCAGCACTTCCCGGCTGTATTGGGTATTGTCCTGTTTCATTGGTCTACCTTCTGGTTTACGGTCTGGGTCTGCATCTTCACTGCGTCCACGGGCTTTTCCACAAAGACACGCAGCTCAAACTTATAATGCAAGCCGTCATCGTCGATATCCGCGCTGCGCTCGTAGGCGTGCAGGAGCTTTTCCGCTTCTGTTCCATCGGAATAAGGGAATGTTTCCATGCAGAAATCGAGCGCCTCAGCGGCTTTGTTGTACTGCTGGCGCAGGTCTGTGAGGTTATAGTCCAGCAGATAGGTCAGGTCTAGCCGGATGGTGCGCAGCCAGCGCCCTCCGGGGTAAGGCTTGATATCACTGCCCCGCTGCTGGATAAACATGCAGGGCGGCTCTACGCCTTGCTGTGCAGGGTCTTCCAACATCTGCACGCCGGGCAGGAAGGGAGCCAGATACTCTGCCAGAGACCGGGCCAGCGTTGTAATGGTAAAGTTCATTTCAGCATCTCTCCCAGCTTGTTCACGGCTTTTTCTGTCTCTACTTTCACGGTGTGCTTGTATGCCTCAATCCCTGCATCGGACATGTGCAGGCCCTCAACGTAGGTCGTTTTCGTGCCAACCATCATGCCGACTTCGCCCCGGAGGCCCGGGTCGTATTCCAGCATTCCGGTATATTGGTCTGCGTGCAGACCCGGCACAAAGTGCTTGTCCATCCGGTGGCCGTCGTTGACGTAGGAGGCATAATTTGCATTATTACTCAGGTTCGTCACAAGTTCCCCGCCCAGAAGTCCATAAGGCTCTGTTCGGCTGTCAGTCGCCCAGCGCTGTTTCAGCTCTCCGGTGCGGGTATTGGTTCCGCTCAGGCCGTCCGTTGTGGGCGGGGTCTTATCCTGCGCCGCTTCCACGGCCCGGAGGGTGGCATTGCGGGCAGCGTCTGCGAGCATTTCGGGCAAAGCGGCCTGCGCCGCTTCCAGCTTCTTGATGTACTCCTGCAGGTTCATTTCACACGCTCCTGACTGAGAAGCGTGATCTCCTGGTGGGCCAGCCCGGGCAGAACCGCCCCGAAGGGCTCATAGTACAGGTCAGGTTCCCCGGCAAAATACCGGGTCTCCTGCAGCGCGTACCCCAGCCGCGCCCCTCTGTGGATCACTAGCTCATCACCGGGCTTGATATCCACATTGATATCGCAGGCCAGCTTGTCCGTTTTCTGGATATTGGCTGCTGTCTGGGTCATCGTCGGGGCCTTGTCCTGGCTGCGGTACACCCGGCACGGAACACCGGAGCGGACGACCTTCCGTTCCTTGCGGGTCAGATTTCCGTCCTTCACGGTTTCCGAGCGCCTGATCTCCATCAGGTCGGTATACCAGTCACTCCAGTTCATGGGTGCACCTCACATCACAAAAGTTCCGGCCGCACCGATAAAGCGGGCACGGTTTGCCAGCATCTGACCGTAGGTTGTGGCGTTCAGATCGCCCCAGTTCTCTGTTCCTGCGGTCAGGGCGCTGGTGTCGTAGGTCACGGAGCTGTCGCCCAACGTGGCAGACTTCACCACACCCACCAGAGCGCCGGACGCTGCCGCCTGCGCCGGGGTGGAGGTGCTCTCTGCATAGGTGCGCAGCTGCAAAGTGACGTAGTGGGCCACATAAAGACCCACGGCGTAATGCCAGCTGTCCAGCCATTTATCAGGCTGAATGCTGACGTTTGCCATTTTCACGATCTCTTCCAGCATCGCATCCGGCAGGTGGCAATTGCCGTCCGCGTCACAGAACTGCGGGTATTCCGCCTTGAACTGCTCCGGGGTGTAATTGCCCACGCTCTGCCCCAGATTTGCGGCCTGTGCAAGAATGCCCTGGAACTGCGGTTTCATCGTCCAGCACATGGGCAGCCTCTCAGTCTTTCTGCGGTTCGGCAGGCTTGTCCCAGTACACAGTCTTTTTCTTGCGGACGGGCTTGTCTGCAGCATCCTGTATGGCCTTGTCACTGCGGTTCGTGGGCACGATGTCACCATCGGCCGCCAGCGCCTTGAAATAGGCTGTCTCTGCCGCCCAGTCCGGCACTTCGACCAGCTGCTCCCGGTGGAGCGGGAAGGTCTGAGAGCCGTCTGCGCTGGGCAGGATGATGTTTGCTTTGGAAAGCACGAAAGCCATTTCTGCCACCTCCTGATCAGATGCCGTCCACGTACAGCATGGAGGTCTGATACATGAGCTGCACCTCGGATGCGTTTGCCATATAGGCGGTGTCGTAGCAGACATTGGTGACGTTGGGGGCGCTCATCACGCGGGACAGGGGCACCAGCTCGTCCGCCTTGACAAAGCGGCGGTTGTTGACGTACACCACCATGCGGTCGCCGCCGGAAGTACCAGCGCCCTTGACCCAGCGGGTGGGAACGATCTCCAGATCCACGCCGTGGTTTGCGGCCACGTTGTGCTTCTTCAGGAAGTCGTAGATGGTCTCAGTGCCCAGGTCGCTGACCATGGTGGTGGTGATGTAGCTGTACTGCTCGTAGGGGATCAGGATGTGGTTGGGAATACCGGCCTCGTCGTACTCGTTGGCAGCCCACACGGCAGTGATGGCATTGTTGATGTCCGTCAAAATCTGCTTGGGGGTCTTGTCCGCCCACTTGGCAGAGGAACCGGTGCCGGAAGTTGCGGCAGTGGTCTTGGTGACATCGGGATTGTTGACCAGGCCGGTGGTAGCGTACTCGTCAAAACCAACGTAGGTGTTCTGATCCATGTGCTTGTCATAAGCCAGACGGATGCCGTCCTGCAGCATCTGGTCAAGGCTGCGGCCAATGAAGTTTGCGCGCTGCATATCTACGAACATCACACGCAGAGCAGCGGCAAAGACATGGGCTTTGAATGCACCCTTGCTCACGCTGGCCTGCACCACAGGGATGCCGTTGGAACCGCCGCCGTTGACGGCAGAAGCCCCGGAGCCGCCTGCCATACCGTAGGCCACGGACATGGCAGAGACGTAATCCACCCAGCCGCCGCCTACCTCGATGGGGATATCACGGGGATAGGTGACGCTGGTGAGGGGCTTGCG